TTCCACGAGCCACAATCTGCACTTTATGTAGATTACTAAGGAGGAAACAATGCCAACAGTGGAAGCCTATGATTTAACTCAGCGTTATCCCGAATTTGAAAAGGTCGATGATGAAAAAATCGACCTTTTTTTATTGGATGCTCAAATGGAAATTAGCCCATCACGCTGGGGAAAACTTTATCAGCGTGGCGTGTTGGCATTGGCTGCTCATCTGCTTCGTCTTTCTCTTTGGACAACGCAAAGTAATGGTGCAGCCAACCGTAATCTAGCGAGTGAAAACGCGGGCGAATTATCCGTGAGTTATGCTGTGCCAACGTTGACGGGAACGGATGCTGATTATCAATTGACCGCATATGGTCAAGAATATTTGCGATTACGTCGCTTGGTCGGTGTAGGAGTGATGGTGGTATGAGTTTAATCAATCAAAAACCTCGTCTTTCTTCAAGTAAGTTTTGTCGTGAAATCAATGTAAAGCGAATACAAGGGGAACACTCTGCAGAAGGGTTTAAGGCAAGTTATATCGATGAGGTAATGGTGGCAATTGTGATGCCGACCACTTCCAACGATGTGGCATTGTTGCCAGAAGGGGAGCGTTATTCGCCAAGTATTAAGGTGTTTACGCAGGATCCGTTAAATATTGGTGACCTGGTGCATTTTCGTGGCTTTGATTATCGTGTATCTGCCAGTTCAGATTGGGGAGATTATGGATACTTTAACCAAATCGCAATTCGACATCGTCCGACTGCGAAAGTTGATTCAACAGGCTTTGAAGTTACCTGATGGGGTGGTGATTGGTGGGCATTTGCCTGAACAATTAAACACCGCATTTATTACGGTAGACATTGTTTTTTCCACCGAAATTGGGCAAAGCCGACGTGTCTATTTGCCCAATGAGGTGGAGCAGATTCACTCCTCGTTGCTATCTACTCTTTCCATCTCTTGTTATGGCAAGAATGCCTACCAACAAGCGGTCAAAATTCGCAATATTTTGCAAAGTTCACGCCTGATTGATGGGCTAAGGGCAATGCAGTCGGGTATCGTTCGTTTTTCAGATGTGCGTAATTTAACGGCAACGGTGGGGGCGGATTATGAAGAACGGGGGCAGTTTGATTGCGTTATTTCTCACGCTCATATCGTGCAAACGGAGCTAGAGGAAATTCGTTCTGTGGAGCTAGGTGGCTCAATCTCGGTTGAAGTCACTGGGCATAATTAAAATTTTCAATTAAGGAAACAATATGGCACTTTCAATTAGTAATATTGTAAATGTTCAATTAAACACCGTGCCAAAATCGGTGGCTCGTAAGTCTTTTGGCGTTGTGGCTCTGTTCACACCAGAAGCGGGGCAAGCATTTACTGATGCAAAAACGCGTTATGTTTATGTCGAAAGTCAGAAAGATGTGGAGCAGCTTTTTGGCACAAATTCGGAAACGGCAAAAGCGGCACAGCCATTCTTTGCACAACGCCCTCGTGCGAAGCAACTGATTATTGCTCGTTGGCAGAAAGAGCGAGCAACCATCAACGCAACCAATAATGCTTTACGTGGTGCAACGCTTTCTGATGATTTAGAAACGTTTAAAGCGGTAGTCAATGGTCGTTTTGCCTTAACTATTGGTAGTGAAATCAAAAAAGTAGAAGGGTTAAACTTCTCAAGATTAGCTGATTTCAATGCAATCGCAGCCCAAATTCAAGAAAAACTGACGACACTTTCTGTGCAAAGCACGGTTTCTTATGATGCTCTTGGTAATCGCTTTATGATTGAAGCGACAACAAGCGGTGAAAATAAAGACACGCAAATCTTCTATGCAATCAATGAAGCAGGTGAGGGCGAATATATCGGTGGCTTGTTGAAGTTAGAAGAAGGGCAGGCGCTACGTGTGCTGGGTAAAAATGCGGTTTCGCTGAAAGCAGAAAAACTGGAAGAAGCCTTATTCCACGTGGCGGAAGTAGACAATAGCTGGTATGGCTTTACGGTGGCGGCGCAATTAACCGATGCACAGGTAGAGGCGGCTGCAAAATATGCTCAAACGAACACAAAAATGTTTGGAGCGAACGTGATTCGTGAAGAGCAGTTAGAGTGGTCTGCTGATAACGTGTATAAAAAATTGATGGATGCAGGGTGCGACCATACGTTGGCAATGTTCGACAAAAATGACCTTTACCCAGCCTCTTCAGCTTTGGCACGTTTACTTTCAACTAACTTTGCGGCAAATAACTCAACGCTCACGTTGAAATTCAAACAACAACCAACGATTACGGCTGATGAAATTACCGCAACCGAATTTGCGAAAGCCAAACGACTCGGTATTAACGTATACACCTATTTTGATGATGCAGCGATGATTGCTGAAGGAACGGTGTTAGGTGGTAAATTTGCCGATGAAATTGTGATTTTAGACTGGTTTGCCGATGCGGTTCAGAAAGAAGTGTTTGCTCGCTTGTATAAATCGCCAACTAAAGTGCCACTAACCGATAAAGGGCAGGCAGTTTTAATTTCTGCGGTAGAAAAAGTGTGTTTGGAAGGTATCAACAATGGTGCATTTGCGCCAGGTGTATGGAATGGCGATGGTTTTGGTAGCTTGAATACGGGTGATTATTTGGAAGCAGGCTACTATGTGTGGGCAGCACCAATGGATACGCTCTCGGATAGCGATCGTGAGCAACGTCGTGCAACACCGATTCAAACTGCGGTGAAATTAGCAGGTGCGATTCACTTCTCTGATGTGATCATCAACTTCAATCGTTAATAATTTAGAGGAAATATTATGGCAACATTCGATCCAAAAGAAGTTGTGGTGCTGTTAGACGGTCGTGAGATTAGCGATTGGGCAGATGGCTCTGATGTGATTAACTTTGCTTTTCAAACCGATGATGGCGAGATGATTATTGGTGCAGATGGCACGGGTATTTATATCGCTAACACTAACCGCTCTGGCAAACTTACGCTGAAAGTGAAACAGCATAGTGAAGATAATGCGTATCTGATTAAACTTCGCAATCAACAAAAAGAGCGAATTAAAACCTTTACGCCAATGACTCTTGCTATTCGAGATTTAATGAATGGCGATTTGGTGACGGCAACAAAAGGCTATTTTACTACCCCACCGAATTTCGTGCGTGGGCAGGGGCATAATGCTCAAACGTGGACATTTGTCTTTGAAAAAGGTGCAATGAATCTTGAGAAAGGGATTTAATGATGGAACAACAATTTGAGTTTGAATTAGATGGTGTGCGTTATGTAATGACACCAGCCAATGCGTTTAAGGCTTGGAACGTACTGAAAAAGGCGTTAAAAATTGCTCAAGGTGTGAGCGTAAATGGTTCAAAAACAGGTAAAACACTAGGTAGCGAGCTGTTAGCACAAATTTTGGCAAATTTAGGCGATCCTTCGGTTAAAGAGGTGGAAGATTTAGTACTTTCTCACGCAACAGCTTCAGTTGATGGTAAAACGTATCGTTTATCTGACCGCTTGGAACCTCATTTTAACCAATATCGCCACCACCTTATTGGTGTACTTGCGCGAGGGGTAAAATACCAATTCGCCGATTTTTTCAAAAATGGGCAGACATTGCTCAAAGATATTCTTCCGCTCAAAGAGACGGCGTAAATGATGGGCGTGAAGAGAGTACTAGTGTTGATTGGTTTATCTTCACGCCAATTTCTAAGCGTTATTGTTCGTTACAAGAACTTCGCACCGTGTATAGCCTTTCCGATCTGCTTGCATTCCACGAGTGCATCTCAGAACTTGCCTTAATGGAGAAACAAGCTAATGCTACTCGATGAATTACTCATTAAAATTGGCGTGGATATTGATGCCGAAGAGCTGAAAGCCTTTGAACAGAGTTTATCTGAACTCGGTGTAAGTGCTCAAACTGCTGTAGGTGAAATTGAGAAAGCTTTTGATCAGATTGAACCTGATTTATCGGCACTTGAGCAAACCATTAGCGAAGCACTGGCTGATGGCTTGAAAGCGAGTGATGCGAATATTGAAAGCATCACGGCTTTAATTGAAGAGCGTTTATCTGCAGTAGGTACGAGCTTTGAAGAGCTAGGATTGGATGCTCAAACGGTGGGTGAAACTATTAGCGAAGCACTGGCGGAAACCTCTGAAAGCGTTGAGCAATTAAGTGAAAGCGAGCAAAAGGCTACGGAAACAACGCAAGCGCACACTCAAGCGACGAAGGAAGAAGCAAAAGCATTCGCTGACAATGTAGAAACGATTGAAGAAAACACAGAGGCCCTGGAAGAAAATCAGAAAGGGCTTTTAGGCTTAATTGGCGATCTTGGCATCGCTGTGTTTGGGCTTGAGAATGCCAAAGATGAGTTTCAAGCTTTGGCAGAAGGTGTTGATACATTCGGCATTAAATTAGCAGGTTTAGGAGCTGCATTTGTGGCAGTAAGCGGTGCGATTACTGCCTTTGTGGATAACCAACTATCCGCTCTTGATGAGGTTCGACAGCTTGGTAATGTCACAGGTGAAAGCACCGATTATATCCACCGCTTAGGGCAAGTGGCTGAACTCTCAGGTTCAAGCGTGCAAGCCGCTCAAGCTTCCATTTTGGGGCTTTCTAAAGTGATTGGCGAAGCTGCAAATGGCACAGGAAAAGGGGCAAAAGCCTTTGAGCAATATGGCTTATCGGCAAAAGATGCTGAGGGGAATATTAAGCAAACCTCTGTGGTGCTTGAAGAGTTACGCCAAAAAATGAAAGGAATGGAAAGCAGTGAGCAGATCGCAATGCTTGCCAAACTTGGCATTGATGGCTCAATGATTCAAGCACTCACTGCAGATCTTGATGAATTCAATGAGCAGATGGCAGAAATGCAGTTGATGACGCTGGGTGTGGGGTCAGAAAAGAACACTACGACAGCCGCTGCTTTTAAAGATGCGTTAACGGAACTTGGCATCATGCTGAAATCGCTTGGCGAAACCATCGCTTTGCGAATTGCACCTGCGATTACCGAACTTATCGGAAAATTTAAGGCGTGGTTTATTGAAAATAGTGCGTTAATTGCGTCTATTGGTAATGCCATCGGGTTTGTTCTGGGCTTGATTTTTGATGTAGCAAACGCCTTTATTACCACGCTTGATCGGTTGGTAAGTCATACCATCGGCTGGAAAAATGCGATTTATCTTGTGGGTGCAGCACTGGCTTGGATGGGGCGTTCGTTGCTATTTAACCCGCTTACGCTTTGGATTGCGGGTATTGCAGCTGTATTGCTGTTAATTGAAGATTTGATCGTCTATATGGAGGGCGGTGAGAGTTTCTTCGGTGATTATTGGAAGCCGATTGCAGACGGGCTGATTTTAGTCGGTGATTGGCTTAAGCGCGTAAAAACGTGGGTGGCTGACTTTGTAAAAGGTTGGCAAAAATCGACCGCTTCCATGCAACCTCTTATTAACATTGTGCGGATTATAGGTGGTGTGTTTAGCCATCTCTTTGGCATTATTGGGCGTATTTTCGGTGCGTTATTTGGTGCATCTGAACAAACCGACGAATTCGGTCGCTCTGCAGAAAGTATCGGGCAAACAGTCGGAGATGTATTTAATGATATTGCAACGGCAATTGAGGTGGTTGTTGGCATTACTTCTGTTGTAGCTACCACATTAGCAAGTTCTTTTGAGATTGCGATTAACGTGGTGATTGCCCTCTTTCAAATGCTTTATGCTGTATGGGAAGCAATTGTGAATGGCTTTACCTCTGGCGATTGGCTTGGTGCATTCTCTGCTATGTTCAAGAAAATGGGCAATATTGTCAGCGATACTTGGCACAATATCAAAGTCGCAGCGATTGAGTTCCTGAATGGCTTGATTTCACTGGTGAATAAATTTGGGGCAGGTATCGATCCGATTGAAATTCCTATTAAGCAGGTCGTTTCAACGGTAGGGGCGATGGATAATGGTGTGCTTACGAGTACAATGAAAGCTGTTCAAGCGGGTGCAAATGCTGCCACTATTGCAAAAACTGGTGCAACCACTACGCAAAATGATAATAGCCAGACTAACAGCAATAATCGCTATCAAGTTACCCAGCATATCAACGTGCAAAATAATGCTCAAGCACAATTAGTGGCAGACCAGACGGCTAAAACTATTCGCAATACAGGGAGTAGCTTTGCTCAATAGCGGTTGATTGTGCATAGTCGGAAAACACTATGTGAACTCTACATATATTGTCAATAATCTAACCGCCTTCGGGCGGTTTTTCTTTTGGAGGAAAAAATGCTTGCATCTCTTTCAGGGCGTTCAATTGGCGAAATTCGCCTTGATGCGGTTACCTCAGAAGATCATAGTAGTGAGTTAAATATCACGGAAAACCCGATTGAATCGGGCGGTGTGGTTGCCGATCACGCAGTGGTTCGCCCTAAAAGCGTGGTTATTTCGGGGGTAATGGTCGATCACGACCACGGTAGTTCGCCCCTAGAAGAACTGGGTGTACCTTATATTCGAGGGGTAACCGATTTTTTAAATAACCTTCCTTTTCCTATTCCCGTTGCGACCAAAACGGTGCAAACCATTGCAAAAGCTAATCGGTTGATTCCTCAAGCGAAAGGCATTATTTCAGCAGTAAATGATAGTTTGAATGCGGCTCGCGTTCTTGCTCCGTGGTTACCCGATTTTGGACTGGGCGATATTTTAGGCGAACAAGGCGGACGTGTTCAGCAATGTTATGCCGATTTACTAAAAACACAAAAATCGGGTGAAGTCATTACCATTCAAACGGGTATCTTTCGTTATGAGGATATGCTAATTGAAAGCCTTTCTGTGCGTCAGACGCAAGATGGTTCGGCTGAATTTACTATTACCGCTCGTCAGGTATTGATTGTTGATACTCAGACGGTTGCAACGGCAGGGCAGAATCAGGGCAGTCAGAAAAGCTCGCCGAATGGTAAAAGCAAAAGCGGTCGTGCAAGTACGCAATCTGCAAGCAAGGTGGTAAAGGGTAAGGTGCAACCTAACGCTTCAGAAAAAGGTAAAACCCGAAGTACTTTTAATAGACACTTCGGCAAGCTATAACAAGCGGTCATTTTTAGGAGAAACAATGCAGCTGCACAAAATTCCGCTCTCAAATACTGTGCATCAAGAAATGGTCATCCCCTTTAATGGGCGGAACATTCGGCTTACCATCCGCTTTAATAGTATCGGGCAGTTTTGGGCGATGAGCGTATTTGATTTGAGCGAAAATAAATCCGTGATGGAAGGAATGGCGATGGTATGTGGTGTGCCATTATTGGTGCGTTCTGCTCAGCCTTATTTTTTCTGGGTAGAAGATAACAGTGGTAATACCCTTGATCCGATGTTTGAAACCGACTTTAACGGACGCTGTTCGCTCTATATTGGAGAAAAATGATGCGACAATTCGGACGGCAATTTCAACTGGATATTATCGGGAAATCCGACACTTTGGTTATCAATAATCTTCGCATTAGCTTTGATATTGATAAAACCATCAATGAAAAACCGAACCCAGCCACGATTCGGGTGTGGAACTTAAACCGCTCTCATCTAAATCAAATTCTGAGCGGTGCATTTGATAAAGTGGCGTTATCGGTGGGTTATCAAACCTTAACGCAAATTTATTCGGGTGATATTACCAAAGCCAGTGTGCAACGGCACGATCTGGATTTTATTTTAACGCTTGAATGTGCCGATGGTTTCCGTGCGTATACACAGGCACGCATTACCAGCACGCTGAAATCAGGTAGTAATGATGAGCAGATATTAACTGAGCTGAGTAAAACCTTGCCCAACGTGAATTTAGGTACGGTAGAGGTAACGAATAAGCGACAACTACCTCGTGGCAAAGTAATGAATGGTGATACCCGAGAATTATTAAACCGCTTGGCAAGAAACAGTGGAGCGGACTGGTCTATTCAAGATGGCGAGTTGGTTTTTCTCCCTAAAAATAAAGTGTTGAAAGCCGAAGCTATTCTGATTTCACAAGAAACGGGAATGGTTAATGCACCAGAGCATACCGATGATGGTTTGGAGTTGCAATGTTTGCTTAATCCTCAGCTAGTGATTGGCGGCTTGGTGGAAGTGAAATCAATTCTCGATTATTTCAACGGGCAATATAAGGTCGTGAAATTGCTCCATTCAGGTGATGCAATGGAGGGCGATTGGCTCTCAAAAATGACGGTGGTAGGCGGTCAATTTCAGCCTGTAGAAAAAGACAAATCAGAAAAGAACGATAAAACAACCTCGAAAAAATAGGAGTGTGAACAATGGCAACACTGACAGAAACGGGCATTGTGATTGAAAGTTTTGATGCCATTCTTTCAAAGTTGGAGCAAGGTTTTAGAGCGATTTATGGGCAAAATATTAACCTTAATGCCGATACGCCTGATGGCCAAATGATTGGCTTACTTGCTCAAATGCGAATGGATTTTGAAGAACTGGCTCAAACCGTATATAACCAGCTCGACCCTGATGCCGCAACAGGTGCTTGGCTTGAGCAACGTGTGGCTTATGCTGGCTTGATGCGTCGTGCTGCAAGTTACAGCTATTTGCGTTCGGTCATTCTCACTGGCGAGCCGTATACCCAGCTTTATGCAGGTGTTATGGTATCCGATCCGAATAAAACCCGATGGGTGTTGGTGTCGGATGTTCAGCTTGATAGTAACGGTTCGGCAAGAGCTGATTTTAGAAGTGAGCAACTGGGTTCGTATAATTTAGGTAAAAACACACCGCTTACCATTGAAACGATCACTTTAGGGCTACAGCGTGCCACCACGTTTGAAAATGCCGAAGTGGGAGAAGATGAAGAAACAGACCAACAGCTACGTGAGCGTTTTTGGGTAAGCCGTACTAAAAATGCCACTAACTCTGCAGAAGCGATTGCGGCAAAAATTCGAGCGTTGCCAGATGTGAAGCAAGTGCGTATTCTCGAAAATAACGGTGCTCAACGCGATAAATTAGGCATTGAGCCGCATTCTCTCAATGTGATTGTAGAGGGGGGTGAAAATAGTCAAATTGCGGAGGTAATTTATCAAAACAAAGGGGCGGGGGTTGGTTTGCAAGGTGCAATCGCAGTTACGTTGCAGAAGAATAAAGAGCCTCGTTTAATTCGGTTTGATCGTGCGATTGCAGTTGATATTCAAATTGTGATGCGTTGTGTGCGTTATGAAGACTTTACTGAAATTGATAAAGAGGAAATCAAGCGATTACTTACCCTTCAAAAATTTGAGATTGGGCAATCTGTTTCACTTTCTCGCCTCTACTCACCCATTAACCAAGTGGGCGGTTTCTGGATAAAAGAACTTAAAATCGCCCGTAAAGGACAAAGCCTGAAAGCGGAAAATGTGGAGCTACAACCACGTGAACTAGCACGCATATTGAAGACTGATATTACCATTGAGGTGGAATAATGGCGTATTCTGATTTGCTGATCTGGCAATACCAAGGTAAACACAAAGCCCTTGAAACGATTCGGCTACTAGAAAACGTGATTGCACAAGGGTTTATTGATTTATATCAATTACAAAATGTGCTGAACATTGAAGAAGCCACAGGCGATCAGCTGGATTTAGTGGGTAAGCACGTCGGACAGATTCGAGTGATTAACGGTTATTTGTTGCGAAAATTCTTCGGCTTTCAAAACGCACAAAATGCAATGAGCTTTAGTCGTCTTCGAAAAGGCGGTGGGCAATGGTATCGAAAACGTGATCCGCTCGCTGATAGTGTTCGATTATCGGATGATGATTATCGATTTTTAATTAAATGTCGCATTCTTAAAAATTATCAAACAGGCACGCTCCCGAATATTATCGAAGCGTGCCGTTTTATTTTTGGTGAAGGTTGTC